TTTGTTAGGGAGCAAAGAAAGAATGATGCGGCGGATACTTTAACTGGAGATGGGCTTACGGTTGATAACATTTATCTGGAAAGAAAATACTCAGCTATCCTTACTCATAGCAGGAAGTTATTTCAAGATAATGTTGTGAAAGAGTTTTCAAAATCGCATCCTGCGAATCTAAATTATAGAATGTGTAATTTTGATACCACTTGGATTAATAGGTATAGAAATGGTCAAGGGTATGGGGCGCATACTGACTCTTCATCTTTTTCATCTGTAACAACACTGATTGATGGAGAAGTTATGGGTGGAGAGCTTACTTTTCCAGATTACAATATTGAGTTTGAGAGCAAAACTAATCAATGTGTAATATTCCCATCATGGGTTTTACATAAAGCTTCACCCATTAATTCTAAATATGGAACTAGGTATTCAATGGCAAATTTTTCATCACACGGAACACCGGGAACAAGACAATGACAACATACGCAAAAGTTAAAGATAATAAAGTTGTAGGATGGCCTTATGGAATGGGACATCTCAAGAATGATAACCGCTCAACCTCTTTTTCTTCTGACGCTTTTTCAGATGAATCTATAAAATCAGAGCATGGAATAGTTGAGGTTGCTTCCGCGACTCCTAACCCGACAGCAGGATATAAGGCTGTACAGATTGGGCCTGTATTTGAAAATGGTTCATGGACTGAAAAATATGAGAATCAAGAAAAATCGGAAGAGGAACTTGTAGACAGTGACTTTTCAAACCCAACTACACCATCAGATGATATACTTAAAGACTCTCATGGCACTGTAATAAAGACCCATGAAAAAGAAGGGACTCATAAGGTTAATGGTAATTGGGAAGTTATTTGGGGGACTGTAGAGTTGGGATGGAAAGATAAAAGATTAAACGCATATGGGCCACCAACTGAGCAAATAGAATATATTACAGAGAATGGTTTAGACGCTTGGGTTGCAAAGGTTAATGAAATAAAGGGGTGGTATCCAAAATCCTAAAGAATAGTTGGTATTTTTTTGAGCAAGCTGTACCTGATGATGTCTGTAATAAAATTATAGAATCTGCTAAATCATTTGATAGCGGCACAATTGAGAAAAATGGTGTTGATGAATCAATTAGGAAGAGTGGTGTTTATTTTACTAATGAACAATGGCTTTATGATCTTGTGTGGCCTTTTATGGAGATAGCAAATAAGGATAGCGGTTGGAACTATGAAGTTTCTTCAGCAGAAGATTTTCAGATTACTAGATATTTAGAGCGTGAGTTCTATTCTGAGCATGTTGATGGATGTATAGATCACTCTTCTATACGTAACGTCCCAGAGAATAAATTTCTTAACGGGAAAGTTAGAAAACTTAGCATGACTATAAACCTGAATGATGATTATAAAGGCGGGGAGTTAGAGATTAATGGAGAAACTGTTCAAATAAAAAAGGGAACTATTGTATTCTTTCCTTCATTTTTAAAACATCAGGTTAAACCAGTCACAAAAGGGAATAGATTTTCTCTAGTTGCTTGGTTTTTAGGGCCACCATTCAAGTAAAGGGAAAATAACAATGGCGAGAGATTGGAATGATGCAGGAGGAGATTGGAACTCCAATACAGAGTCATGGGAAGGAGAGGCAGATTCTCCTGCAAAGGCAAATCTAACCTTAACCGGGCATATTCCACGAAGGACTGCTGGAGAAGGTATATCTCCCGATGCTGGTAGTGCTACATTTGTAACAACGTATCCTTGGGATTTAGTTTCAGGAACTTGGGGAGATGCTTCAGGAACTTGGGCTGCGCCATCAATTAATGTTCCATCTGTAGCTGTTGGCACTATAATTACCATAACCAAAGGAACGATTACTTTTTCTACGGTTGCTCCAACATTAGATATAGACCATTTTGTTATTCCAGCCAAAGGTGATTTAACTAGTTCTTTTGCTTCTCCTCAAGCGGGGCTAGGAACAGTTATAATTCCCTCTGTTGGTTCAATGGAAATTATTTCCACTTACAGTTGGGAAACTTATGGTGGAACTTGGGCTGCTGCTACAACAGATTGGGAAACTTCTCCAATTATTCCGTTGGTTACTGTTGGATTAAATGAACTTCCTGATTATACCACTTTAACTATAACTGGTTTCAGTCCAGAAGTAGATATTATGCGGTTGACGTATGTTCCATCCGCATCAATGACTACTACGTTGTATGTGCCTTATGCATTTTCTGGACATATGGCTTTTCCGGGTGCAGGTTCTTTAGACCTAAGTCCCGATAAAATAGTTTGGGATAACTGGGTTGGAGATTGGGATTCTGCTACAGAAACATGGGATAGCATTGTAGATACTAGACCAACTATAGGGCATACATTTAGCTTTGATCCTGTAACTGGTGAATTAGTATTAACGGGGCAAAGTGTTGATCCGCAACATCGAGCACCTAAATTTCTTCCATCTATACAGGTGATATAATGAAAGAGAAAATAGCAAAATATAATTGGAGTGAGTTAGCCTACAAAATAGATCCAGAATTAAGTGCTCCAGTAGTTACTTACGAGTTTGATAATGGAAACAGACTATTCTATAAAGAAAAGAAAAGGATTAAATATGGAAATAGAAAGAGGTGATATGTTTATTGCAGCAGATCACTCTGTTGCTAAGAATGTAGCTGAACATCTTGAAAGTAAATATCCTGGGTGGTTATGGGCAGTCCATGTTATGGATGGTGTTATAGCTGTGAAATCAATGAGGTTATCCGGCAATTGGGGATTCGTTCTTCATGAAGATAAGATTGATAATGATTACAAGGTAGTTACAAATGCTGGAGGAGAAATACTAGAAAGGTACAGGCAACATAGAAGTAAGTTTAATGAAGATAAATATATGGATCTTGAAATGGACGCACGAGGGCAACTTAATGGAGATAGAAGTTAATGTCTTTAATTAATCCAACACCACCCTTAGCTGGAGCCGATCTTCCGCCAGATCCTGGTATAGAAGATCCAAATTCGGAGAAAGGAAAAACTGAGGATAAGTGGTTAAGAATAGCCAGACAGGCATATGAAAGTTCTTCAGATTGGGTAGATACTAATCTTAGATCTCAATGGGACAAGAGTTTATCATTGTTTAATAGTTACCATCCTGCTGGATCTAAATATAATACAGAAGCATATTCAAAGAGGTCTAAGTTCTTTAGACCAAAGACAAGAGCAGCTGTTCGTAATCTTCAGTCTGCTATGGCGGTTGCATTTTTTACTAATGAAGATGTTATAAATGTTACAGCCAGGAATGCTAATGATCCTATGCAGGCAGCAGCAGCTGTTGTAGATCAATCCATACTTCAGTATAGGTTGACTCATAGTATACCATGGTTTCAAACCATAACTGCAGCTTTACAGGATGCAGCAGTTCAAGGTATTTGTGTATCACATCAGTATTGGGACTTTGAGCAGAAGGAAGAAAGTTATATAGAGATTGATAATAAGGATGCTCCAGTTGTGGATATGGAAGGCAATCCAGTTATTCAGAAACAGATGACATCTCTTAATGATAAGCCTGTAATAGAATTAGTATCACCAGAGAATGTAAGGATTGATCCTGCGTCTGATTGGGCTGATCCAATACATTCATCTCCATATGTTATACATCTTATTCCAATGTTTATACAGGATGTTGTACAAAAGATGGAAGATGGAGAGTGGAACTACGTTGATCCAAATGAATTGTTACATGTTGAAGATAGAGAGAATGATAATGCTACAAGGCTTACTAGAGATGAGCCTAGAATGGATCCACTTGATAGCAGTGCTGGATATGGGGAAATAACAGACTATAAGATTACTTGGATACATAAGAATGTAATAAGAAAGGAAGGTATAGATTGGTGCTTTTTTACTGCAGGAACAGAACATCTTTTAACTGATCCAAAACCGTTATTAGAAATGTATCCTTGGTTAAAGGAGAATGAAAGACCTTATGTGATGGGCTATGTTAATATAGAGGCTCATAAGATATATCCGGCTGGTACGGTACAGCTAACACAAGAACTTCAAGCGGCTGCTAATGAGATATGGAACCAGAGATTTGATAATGTTAAGTTAGTAATGAATAAAAGGTATCATATCCGTAGAGATAGGAACATAGATTTAGATGCCTTGTTTAGATCGGTACCTGGTGGTGCAGTTGAGATGGATGATCCAGATCAAGATGTACGCGTTATAGAAACTAGGGATGTTACCAGCTCAGCATATGCAGAACAAGACAGAATCAATATGGATTTTGATGAATTACAGGGTAACTTCTCAACATCTACAGTGCAGGGTGCTAGATCATTAAATGAAACAGTAGGCGGTATGAATCTAATGGCTGGTACTGGGGCTACTATAACCGAGTATGTTCTCAGAACATTTTCGGAATCATGGGTAGAAAAGGTAATGACCCAATTACTTAGGCTTGAACAGTACTATGAGACTGATGAAGTTATACTTGCTGTAGCTGGACAGGCTGCACAAAATAAATTTAAGTTTGATATTGATCCGTTAATGGATGACCTTCTCAGACAGGATGTTCTGTTAAAGGTAAATGTAGGTATAAATGCTACAGATCCTATGAAGAAGATTCAGAGTCTTATGATGGGAATTACTGCATTGGCTGAACTTCCAGGTGTTGTACAGACGTTTAATGTACCGGAGATAGTCAAGGAAGTATTTGGACACCTTGGTTTTAAGGACGGCTCTAGATTTGTTAATACAGAAGCTAATCCTCAAGTAGAAGAGCTTCAGCAGCAGCTGCAACAGATGCAGCAATTTATTGAAACCGAACAACAGAAGACTCAAGCAAGATTGCAGGTTGAGGAATTGAAACAAAAGGGTGATGCAGCAGTCGCTAGCATAAAGGCTGGCGCTGATGTAAGGATAGCTCAAATGAGATCTCAATTAGAGTATATAGAACTTCAATTGAAGCAGTCAGATACTGAAACTAGAAGGGGAGAATTGATGCTACAACGAGATGCTTTGGTTAATCAGATAGCTGAACAAGAGATAACTAGACAAGCAGAAATGGTAGATGAAGGACCTGTTGGAATAATGGCTAGAGATGATTATGCCGATGTTCCATACGCTGTAGGATAATGTCAGAATTATACAATCCTAACGACCTTACTACTGAAGATTTACTTAAAAGAATAAAGGTCTCAAATCAAACAAGAGATTTTATAAGATCATCAACTGGCACAGCAATTTGTGAGAGAGCTTTAGGCGAATACAATGCGGCTATAAGATCTCTTCAAAAGATTTCTGTCGAAGGATGGAGGGGCTCTTCTGAAGAAGAGTTAAATAAATACCGTAAAATATCAAATAACCTCGCTACCCCATTAAAGCTTTTACATTGGCTGGATGCGACAATATCTGATGGCGAAAATGCCGAGGTTCTTTCAAGATATAAAGATGCGGGAGAACTATGAGGTAAAATAAAATGGTTAATACAGAAGCTACCCAAGAAGTGGATGCTCCTAACCAAGAAGCAAGCGATGTTGAACAGCAAGTTCGTGATGGATATGTAGAGCAGGAAGAATCTAAGCAAGAAGAATTCCTTTCTGATAGAGAAAAGGCAATGAGGGATATTGTGGACTCTAGGGAAAGAGAGGAAATGGGTGAGGATTTTGAAGCTGAAAGCTCTCAAGAAGAAACAAAAGAGGTGGAAGTAGTAGAGAAACCTGTAGAGGATGGGAACCCCATTTGGAGTAAAGATGGAAAATGGTTCACAAAAATAAAAGTAGATGGTGAGGAAGTATCAGTACCATTTGATGATCTGAAATCATCTCACCAAAAAGATAAGGCGTCACAAAAACGCTTTGAAGATGCTGCATCATACGGCAGACAAATACAAGCTCGTGAGGAGCAGTTGAATGCCTATGTTCAGCAAATAAAGCAGCGTCAAGCTGCACCAAAACAGTCGCCACCCGAACAGGAAGCGACAAAGGAAGAGGGAAATGGTGTTGATTTAGTTAAGGAATACCATGATGCACTCTACCAAGATGATGCAGCGAAAGCTGCTCAATTATTCAAAACCTTGAATGATAGAGGGCGCGGGGAACCTGCTACCCAGAATATTGAAGAGGTTGTAAATCAGGTCTTGGGAAAGGCCATGGCGCAAAGACAAGCGGAACAAGAAAGACAACAACGGTGGGCCTATAATAAATCTCTTGAAGATGCAATCATAGAGTTTCAAGATGGGTATCCAGATATAGCCGAAGTTCCTGAGTTACGTGCAATTGCTGATAATCAGACAGTTATCCTTATGGATGAGCATCCAGATTGGACACCAAGTCAGGTTATACAAGCATCTGCTGAGTATACGCGCAAGTGGGTTGGTAATAATACAAAGCTAACTCGCGACAATACTAGGGCTGTACGCAAACAAAAGATTGTAAAGCAGCCTAAAGCGGCCAGCGCTACTTCATCTATGGCGGAGGAGGATGATTTTCCTACTTCTCCA